CCGAAGGTCAACTTTTCGCAATACGATTTCCTCAATGACATAGTCAGTCGACTTTTCGAGAGCCTCGATTTCATCCTCAAGCTGCTGTCGAAATGACTCGAGTCTACGGTCGGACGTATTCAATTTCTAACTCCATGATGTATTCGTACCTATCGTCAAGCTCCGTCGATTTTGACTCCCTCGGGCCATGGATGAAACAGTACCGAATCGTTACCCCATCCATATCGCCCTGATACCGCTGAAATAGCGTGATTAGTACGTCGCAAATACTGAGGCCCGTTGCTATCTGATCCCGGTTTACTACGACATGGATCTGCATCCGGGGAGACCCGTAATCGAGATTTTCGAACGTGTCCGGGTAGTTGTCCGCCAGCAACGTCCGATACGTGATGTACGGTAGCTTGGTCTCCCCAGCATCTTGCGGCGCGTTGATGTAGTAGACCCGTCTACCGACGAGATCAGTCAACGATGATTGCGCAAGCATGTAGGTAGCGAGAGCGGCCTCGATAGTCGTAGACGCCATTACCGTTTCCTACGAGCTCGAAACCGCATCGACGCTCGATATCCGGGACCGAACAAGGTTTTCATCTCCCGGCGAATACCTCGCCGAGACAACCAAATCCCGGGCCGGAGAAATGGCGCCTGGTGAAACTCAAGTATCGCGGCCCACGGAACACGAGTAAAAACCTCCCCAACGACCGCGAGTCGGGCATTAGTTCGGGACGTACGAAGACTCCGAGCGGTTTCCCGCGTAATATGGTGGATCATACGTTCGGCGTTGTCTCGAATATGCTCAACGCCAAAGTCGACAAGCTTCTCCGCCTGCTCCCATACAATTCGGTCGTGTTCTACGAGCCCGAGGTTACCGTCGATCTCAACCGGCCCTGCCATCTTCTCCCCCCTCGTATTCCTCAGCTTCGAGGATAATCTCTCGCTCTATCTCGTCTGTACGCGCTACCTCCGTAATTCGAAAATACCGGTCTCGCCACTTGATGCGCATTGCCTGGCTTATGCCAGGCCGATACCGCATGATGATGCGATACGTCATCAATCCGGTCCGTGTTTCCTGATCCTGAAGCTCCCTCCCTCGTTGCGGCTCAATTGCCGCCCATGTCTGACAATACGTCTCCCATGTGTTCGCATCCGTGACGCCAGCTCCGCGCGGCCTGCGGTACTGCACCGTGACACGATGCCTGAGTCTTCCGGCTCTCATAGTAGGTTCGTCCGGTCTTGGTAGAGCAGTGCAGTCACGCCGACCGGGACGTTGAACATCATCCGGTAGTCGGCCGTCTCTCGACGCTCATACATTTCGGCAACCAGCATCATGATGGCTTGACGGATATTATCCGGGACGTTGCTCGCATTACCATACCCAGCGATGTACGTCACGATGATACCATTCATCGGCCGGAGCACTTCATCCGGCCAATCCTCATCGTACACGGGGGAGATCCGGCCAGGCTCGCTGTCCGTATCGACTTGATACTCTGAGGTATCCCATATGGTCGCGGTCTCGTCAGTGTCGTAGTAGACGACAGATGTCACCGATTGCAACGGAGCTCTCGGCAAACTCATCGGCTCGGTTGGCCACCGGTCCCAAACCGCTTGCAGCGTCTGCGTGATATACGCTCGGTCCTGGTACGATTCACACCATTTCCGAGCGGCGGTTATCAGACTCGAGATGTAATCGTCCTCGGTCGTCTCGGTTTGGTTGTACGCTACAAGCGAGACACTGAGGTCAAACGTCGCATCCCCGGTGATCTCGTAGGCCGCGCGGACATACGCTTTGATTCCGGTGTACTCCACTTCGGTGACACTATCGGCGTCATCTTCGGTCAAGCTCACAGTTGAGAACGTCGTATAGGTAGTGTCGTCGTCTGACTCCTCAATTGTCACGGTCGCGGTTCGAGTTGTCCCAGCCCCTACCGTCCCAACGGTCACATTCGCCAGTATCGTGCTCGTCCCAACCGCCAACGCGGTTCCGTTCCCGCTGTCTGCGGCTGCATACGTCGACGGGGCGATGCTGATCGTGGTAGACACCGCGTCGGATACGGATTGAGAGTCTATCCGTAGGTGCTCTTTTGCCTCGGCAAGCGTTACCGGCTCGATACTTGGTTCGGTAATGACGGTTACAGATCGAGCGTCTTGGTTGTATCCGGTCTTCACGCTATGCTCCATACTGGTGATAGTAAAACTTGACTCCAACTGACTCGGTACCCGCGGTACTATCCGACAGAGCGGCTGATATTCGCGTATTTCCGGCCTGCTGCGGGATTTGGATTGGAACATTGCCCTCTTGGGCGAAGTTTGCGGATCGCGAAAAAGACGCCCTTGCAATCTCGGTCTCAGAACCTCCCGGGCCACCGTAAACAACGAGTTCATACTGCGCCACCGACGAAATGTCACTCAAAATCAACCAGTGTAAATCGAATGCCTTGGTTATCGTGTTTGCCGGGATAACCTCTGTGGGTGTACCAAGCGCAGCCCACGATCCACTCGCAGACGTTACCGTAACAGCATTAGCAAGCGTCGGATATACCTTTGCCGACTGATGGACATGTTGATACCCCGTGACGGTGTACGCCATAATCGAGGTGTCGTCAGCGCCTGGGTATGGGACTGCGACAGAATCGCCACGGTTACCCACAACGAAGCGGGTGGCCTTCTGGGGGATTCCGTTAAGTACTAACATCTCAGTAGTTTACCACAATCTCAAGGCCCCATTGGACCGACGAGTCGTTGGACCATTCGAAACGAATGGTATCCCCCGATCGAAATGACAACGGGCGCGTCGGCTGATACTGTTCGTCGGTTACCGATGTCATATCCTGGGTATTGAGCACGATGTCATGCTCTGATCCCTCGGCCGACAGCAGCGTCGCGGTGAAGTTGTTTGCGCCGCCTGCACTTTCCAAATGCAGGCGAAACTCTTCAAGTTGAAACGCTTTACCAGGGTTGAAGGTATAAGCAATGTCCGTCGTTCCTTTTTGATAGGTGTGAAACGCCATTACATACTCCTACCGAATCTGGATGGCGCGCATCCACTGAACGGACAACTGCTCAGCACCGTCATCTCCCGCCCGAACGTTGATGCTTGGGGTAAGCGCCTGGTCCGCAAGGCCCGAGGAGATTGACACAATCTCCTGGTTGTCGACGTAAGCGTAGAGCGTGGCACCATCGTAGTAGATTTCAACGTCCCGGTACGTTCCGCTGCCGGTCGTCACACCGCTCGCCGTTTCGCCTACCACGCCACCGAGCTCATTGACAAACTGCAGCGCAGTTTCGTCGTTGAGTTGGTAGAAAAATATGCCGTCGTCGGTTACCGCAAGCGCGTGGGAGGTAGCAGTTGCGAGCAGAGCCGTATCAACTTCACACAATCCGACAAGGTAGTCGCCTTTTGCACCGTTTTGCATGGCGATCCGTGCGCCGAAATACAGCGGCTTGCCGCTTTCAAGCTTGTATGCTGACCCATGTACCTGGAGGTTGACCCCGTTGTACTCCGTCCCGCCCGTGGTTATGAGCAGGCGATCACCCGCCGTTGTGCTGGAAGTGGCGGTATTTGTGCCGGTCTCCGTGTTTACCCAGCGCGTGGGGTCGTCGGTTGTGTCGTCTTGTGCAAGCCCAACCGGCATTTCGTATTTGACGACGTTCGCGCCGATCGCATCAAGCCATCTGTTTGTGTAGCGATCGTCATAGTAGACCAGTGCGTTATTGACTGATTTCGTTTGTATTGCCATGTGATTACCCCTCGAGCTGGAAGCAGCGAACCCAATTAACTTCGACACCATCATTCTGCTGTGATCCTGCGCCATTGAGATAGCACAGCGACACGCGAAGATTCACATCGTTCGGAACGTTGGTCGACGTACTGGCGACAAGCGCACCATCGAGGTACAAATACACCGTAGATCCGTTCCAGTAAAACTCGGTGACGACAAAGGTGTCTGCGACGAGCGCGGATCCGGTAGTGGTCGCGCTTCCGGTGCCGTTCTTTCGTACGATGTAGTTCAACGTAGACGATGCGTCGGCCTTGATGAAGCCAATCATGTCGTCCGGGTTTCCGGCGAGGATTGTGGTGTCGGTCACCGCAAGCCCGATAAACGCATCAGACTGCGTAATCTCTGAGATGTTCCAGCGAGCGCCGAAGTACAACTTGTCGGAGCTGGTCATCTTGAACGCTCCGTCATTTTGGATTTGGACGCCATCGTTCTCATTTGCTGCGGCATTGAGCCGAATAGCGCCGCCCTCGACATCAGTTTGTGCGACAATGTCAGAGGTTCCGGTTCCAGCCTCAACCGCCGTCGCGGTCCAGCCGAGTAGTTCGCCGCCGGTGATCGTCGGCTGCTGAAAATCGCTTTTGAGCTTTCGAACATCCGGACCCTGAGCGTCGAGCCATCGCTGATATCCGTCTGCGTCCGAGTAGTAGATCAGGTTCCCGTTAATCCAGCGGGTCCGCATCTTTGTAATTGGCATAGTAGCCCCCCATAGCGTTGCTTTTTGCCGCGGTGGTTCCGCGAAGAGATTAGTGGGGCCGAAGCCCCACATCATGATTAGGTCAAGGCAGACGGTGCGTCGTTCTGCTTAAAGCGGCCGTCGAGGACCGCAACGATCGCTACCTCACACGCCGAAGCGGAATCGCCCGGATCTACGACGATGCGAACATACGGGTAGCCATCAGACAGTTCATCGGCGTCGATCTCGATGAGAAAGATTTTGTCGTCATCGGTCGCTGCAACCGTGACACCGGAAGTCGTGGCCGCCGTGATGTCACCAAAGGCATCACTCGTGCCGGTTGCGCCGCTCTCACGATACCGGAAGTCGATGGCGGTCGAGTCGCTCGGCGTGGTGTCGTCACACTCCTCTACAGTGATTACGGCAGTGTCCCCGGTAATCGTGCCGATGTAGACGAGAAAGCACCCCGAGTGGTTCTTTCCGAGATTGACGATATCGGAGTTGACGGTGGTGTTCCCAGTGTCCACCGGGCTGGTCAATCCGACGATATGGTACTTTTCAGCAAAGTTGAGTATTGCTCCCATGGTTACCTCCTATTAGGCCCGCGCGGCGAGCGTGACGAACGACGAGATCGTATCCGATCCCTTGAACGGGGTGATTGCCGAGTTACGCATGGTCTGGCCGTCAACGCGGTAGATGAACCGAAACGCCATCTCGTCAGTGGTGAACTGTACGTGCATCGATGCCGCCGACTGGACGCCGCCCTTGTCGATCAGGATGTAGTCGGAGAGATCCGCTAGCACGATGTCGCCCTTGTCGCCG